GAAGAACTTAAATCTTTAAATGAAAAAATATTTTTTCAAAAAGAAAAAATATCATATCTCGAGTCTATAATAAAAATGATTATGAATAGGCAATTTCACATACGAGATGCAATTGCTTGGAGAAAATTCATTAGTGGTGTGATTTGATGGCAGATCTAATAATAGAACCATTTGATTCTGTGTATATTAAAGTCTTAGCTGATCCTTCTATCAGTAAAGAATTATCAGATTTTTTTACTTTTACTGTTCCTGGTCATAAATTTGTTCCTGCTTATAGGAATAAACTATGGGATGGTAAAATTAAACTTTACAACTATTATAAAAAAGAAATCTATAAAGGTCTTTTAGATTATATTATACAATTTGCCAAAGACAGAAAATACACATACGAAAATAAAATACCAGAACCAAAAATAAAATGTGATTTGGAATGTGTGAAAACTTTAGCAAAGGATTTAAATTTATCCGCTCATGGTGAATCTATATATCCACACGATCATCAATTAGAAGCCATTCTATACGGTCTGAACATGGAAAGAGTTCTTCTTCTTTCTCCTACAGGAAGTGGAAAAAGTTTAATACTTTATATTCTTACAAGATATCTTCTTGATTATATTCCCAAAGACAAAAAAATACTTCTCATAGTTCCAACCGTATCTCTTGTTTCTCAAATGCATAGTGATTTTAAAGATTATTCAAGCAACAACAAATGGAATTGTGATAAATACATACACAACATATATGGCGGTCAGTCGAATGAAACAAATAAAAGAATAATAATTTCAACATGGCAAAGTATATACAAACTCCCAACATCTTATTTTGATCAATTTAACGTGGTATTTGGAGACGAATGTCACTTATATAAATCAAAATCATTGACTGGCATTTTATCAAAACTTAAAAATTGTCCATTCAAAATAGGAACCACTGGTACTCTTGATGGAACTCTAACTCATAAATTAGTTTTAGAAGGGTTGTTTGGTAAGGTACATAATGTCACTACAACAAAAAAACTAATGGATAAGAATCTTTTGAGTTCTCTTAAGATAAATTGTTTACTTCTTGAACATTCAGAAGAAAATAAAAAGAAATTAGCAAGAAAAAAATATGCAGAAGAAGTAGATTGGTTGGTTCAATGCGAAGAAAGAAACAATTTCATAGTAGATTTGGCACTGACACTAAAAGGAAACACACTGGTATTGTTTCAATTTGTTGAAAAACATGGTAAAATACTATATGATAAGTTGTTAGATAAAGCAGAAAGTAAACGAAAAATATTCTTTATATCTGGTTCTACCGAAAAAGAAGAAAGAGAACAAATAAGAAAAATAATGGAACAAGAATCGGATGCTATAATAGTTGCCTCATATGGAACCTGCTCTACAGGCGTATCTATCAGAAAACTACATAATATAGTATTCTCTTCTTCTTCGAAGAGTAGAGTTCGTGTTCTACAATCTATAGGGAGGCAATTAAGAGTATCAGAACAAAAAGAAGTTGCTAAATTATATGATATTGCAGATGACTTGAGTTGGAAATCTTACAAAAATCATACATTAAGACACTTTCATGAAAGAGTAAAGATCTACGAATCTGAGAATTTTGAATACAAAAAAATTCTTATACCTCTTGCGAATCAATAATTAAGAGGAGATAAAAATGTCAGATAAAGCATATAGACTTTTAAAACTAAGTAATGGTGATAATATTATTGCTGATGTAAAAAAAGTAAACCAAAATACCATTACATTAGAAAATCCATTCATCTATAAAACAATGAGTATTTTTAGTCCATTTGGTATTAAAAATGTTGTTTTATTGAAAAAATGGTTTGAAATGTCGGAAGAAAAAGTAATTGATATATCTATTGATAAAATTTCATCTATCACTAAACCAAACAAAAAAATAGTTTCTTTATACACTGAAGAAAAGAAAAAGAAAACATTTCCTTATGTTTCTAACGACGAGTTATACAAAAATCCTGATCTTCTTAAAATGATTGAAGATGGTGTTCCCCCACAAAATCAACAACCACCACCAAATAAAGAAGATTCAGAAGAAGTGCATGGTAATCTACATTTGAATATGAAAATAACACCAGAAATGCTGGAAGACAACGAAAGCCTTGATAATTTATTAAGAGCTTTGGGTGTTCCTGTAGATGACTTATTAGATTCTTATAATAAATCATTAGAAAATAATAAAAATGAAATTGATGATGAAGATGAAGAAGAAGAGAAACCATTTGGTAATAATCTAAACGATTGGTCCCCTGATCCTTCTGATTATCTTAAATAACTTTAAGTAACTTAATCTTCTCTATCAAACGGCACACAGGCATTATAAGAAGACTCCTTAAAATATGTCAAGTAAAAACTTCTTGATTTTTTGGTGGGAGTGTATATACTTGTCAAACAAATAAGGAGTATTGGATGCCAAAGAAAAAAGCCAATAATTATATTGATAATGAAAAATTCTTCAAAGAAATGGTTTTATGGAAAAAGAAAGTCACAAAAGCTGAAAATTTAGGGAAAAAGAAACCACCTGTTACCGACTATATCGGTATGTGCTTTATGGAAATTGCGGAAAATTTAGTGCGCAGACCCAACTTTGCATCATACCCTTTTAAAGATGATATGGTGGGTGATGCTATAGAAAATTGTTTGATGTATTGTTCTAATTTTGATCCAGAAAAGTCACAAAATCCTTTTGCTTATTTTACTCAAATAATATACTATGCTTTCTTAAGAAGAATACAAAAAGAAAAAAAACAAAATTATGTAAAATACAAATATTTAAATCATCTTGACACAAAGGGTGATTTTTCTGAATTACTTAAACAATTTGATTTTCATGAAGAAGAGAAAGAGTATTTTCGAAAATTACATGAAAAAGAAGTAAATAAAAAGAAAAAACTAAGAAAAAGGAGAAAAAAGAATGTCTAAAATATGTATTTTAGGTGATACTCATTTTGGTGTACAGAATGATTCTCACTTTTTTCTTAATTATTCTTTAGACTACTTTACTAACACTTTTTTCCCATTTTTAAGACAGAATAAAATAAAACATGTAATTCATCTTGGTGATCTTTTTGATAGAAGAAAATTTATCAATATGAATACATTACATAATGTTAGAAATAAATTTTTACTTCCTTTTTATGACGGCGAGTTTACTCTACATTGTGTTTTAGGTAATCATGATGTGTATTATAAAAATACAAATAAAATTAATTCTTTAAAGGAACTATTAGATAAAGATAAAATTAAAATATATGATAAACCACAAACAATAGAAATTGAAGGACATATGATTGGTTTTGTTCCCTGGATGACAAAAGACAACTATCAAGAATGTTCAGAATTTATAAAAAGAAACGAATGTGATTATCTTTGTGGACATTTTGAAATTGAAGGGTTTGAGTTGTCTCGAGGTTTTGTTGCTGAACACGGTGTATCAAAAAAAGATTTCAAACCATATAAACAAGTTTTGTCTGGGCATTACCACTGTAAGCAAGAAAAGGGAAATATTTTATACACAGGTACTCCATATCAGCTAAATTTTTCTGATGTAGAAGAGCCAAAGGGAGTACATATATTTTTTCCAAAAGAAAATAAGATCACGTTTGAAGAAAATAAAAATGCAATATTTAAAGAAGTAATATACACAGAACAAGATAATATTGAATATTTAAAATATAAAAATTGTTTTGTTCGTGTAATAGTAAAGAAAAAAACAGATCCTTATAAATTTGAATTGTTTATGGACAACTTAAACAATGCTGATACTGCTGGTATTACTGTAATTGAAGAAAGTTTTTTTGAACTATCTGATGATGATTTTGCAGAAGAATCACAGAACACATTGAGTTTAATAAACAAAGAAATTGAAAATATTGAAGAGATAAAAGATAAAAATAAACTTAAAAAAATAATACACGATTTATATATTGAAAGTTTTTCTGTATAGGATTACAAAATGAGAACACCAACGATTTACATCGCAGGCCCAATGAGAGGACATGATAATTGGAATTTTGATTCTTTTGATAAACAGGCCAAATCTCTTAGGCAAAACGGATGGATAGTCATCAATCCTGCCGAATTAGAGAGAAATTTACAAAAGAAGCACGGGGAAATCCACCCGCATGAATTCGATCCAGATACCAATGAAAGTGATCAGGAATTTTTACGAAAAGCACTAAAACAAGATATGATAGAAATATGTGATAAATGTACAGCTATTTATATGTTAAAAGGATGGGAAAATAGCAAAGGGGCAATCACAGAATGGGATCTTGCACAAGCCCTAGGACTTGATATATTCTATGAAGTTCCTCCTGTTCCCATTATAGGAAAATCGGTATGAATATTTTTGTTCTAGATGAAAACCCTCATGTATCAGCAACCTATATGTGTGATAAGCATGTAGTCAAGATGATACTTGAATCTTGTCAATTGCTATCCACTTCACACAGAGTGCTGGATGGTACAAAGTTTATAACAACGAAAAATAATAGAAAATACACAACATATAAAATAAATGATACTTTTTTGGATAAATTTTTGTATAAATCTACAATGGTAAACCATCCTTGTTCTATTTGGTGTAGAGAAATGGACTCGAACTATATTTGGTTAGCCAGCCATACAATGTCTCTGTTGGAAGAGTATACAAATAGATATGGTAAGCAACATGCTTCTTCTTCTTTAGCAGGATGGCTTTTTGAAAACATACCACAAAATATAAATAAAGGAGACATGACTCCTTTTGCACTTGCTATGCCTGATGAATATAAAAGTACATGTGCAATTGAATCTTATAGAAAATACTATATAAATGATAAGAGTAAGTTTGCAAAATGGAAAAATAATAATGTTCCATATTGGTATACAAAGAGTCTAAGCAATAATGACAAAATTTCATCCTGATTTTGGATATATTATCCTAGAAGAAAAAGAGAATACTGTTTTAGTATCTTTGTCAAAATTTAATTATTTTGATTTTATTGACTTTCTAGAAGAAAATAATTTTATATATCAAGAAAATAATGATTATTGTATTTCAGTTGAAGATTCTTTAGAAGAATTATTTGAAGAATTGATAGAATATAATTTAGTTTTATATTTGACAGAATATGGTGATCAAAATGTTTCATTTATAACTGAAGGTTCTGCAAAAAGAAAGATTGTAATACGAAAAGGTAAAAGAAAAGTCATTTTTCAGTGTGAACCGGGTCAGAAAAAATTAGGAAGAAGATGTGTTAAAAGACCACAAAAAGATATAGCAAAATTAAAGAGAAGAGCGAAAAGAGCAGCAAGAAAGTCAAAATCAAAGAGAAAGTCTGCTTTAAGAAAAAGAAGAATGTCTTTGAGAAAAAGAGCATCTATAGATAGGAAAAAAAGCAAATAAACCATGTCTATATTAATGAAAGCTGTGAGATGGAAAAATTTTCTTTCTACAGGTAACAATTTCACAGAAATAAAATTAAATAAACACAAAACCACTTCTATATCTGGTGAAAACGGTAGTGGAAAGACATCAATGCTTGATGCTATTGTTTTTGCTTTATTTGGTAAAGCATATAGAAATATTAATATACCACAATTACCAAATTCAATCAATAAAAAAGATTGTATGGTTGAATTGTATTTTAATATTGGAGAAAATGAATATAAGATTAGAAGAGGTCTTGCTCCAAAAATATTTGAAATTTATAAAAATAAAATTCTTATAGACCAAGATTCTAAATCGAAAGATTATCAAAGAATGCTTGAGGAGCAGATTCTTAGGATGAATTATAAATCTTTCTGTCAGGTTGTAATATTAGGATCTACTAATTATATTCCTTTTATGAGGTTGACAGCGGCAGAAAGAAGAAGTGTAGTGGAGAATTTATTAGATATTAATGTATTTTCAACAATGAATACTTTGTTAAAGGGAAAGAAATCTCTGTTGAATGAACAATTAAGAGTAATTGAAGGTAAAATGGAAATTCTAAAAGAAAAAATAGACCTTCAAAAAGATCATGTAAAACTGATGGAAAATCAAAAAATAAAGAAAGAACAAGAAACAGGAAATAAACAAAAAGAATTGAATGACAAGAAAAATAAATTATCATCAGAAATAGAAATATTAGAAAAAAATATAGAAGAAAATTTAAATAAAATTTTACATAAAGATAAAGAACAAAATGTTTTAAATACATTAACTTCTGATTTGTTGCTATTGTCAAAATCAATATCAAAGATTGAAAAAGAGATAAATTCTATTGAAAAACTTTCAACTTGTTTTGTTTGTTCTCAAGATGTTGATGATGAGGTAAAAGAAAAATTAAAATTAACAAAGATACAAGAATTAGACAAACAAAATAAAGATTTTTCTACTATAGAAGAATCATTAAGTAAATTAAAAGAAAAAATCAAAAAATATGATGATATTCAAGAGATACTAAAAAAAGATAGATCAGAATTATCAGAAGCTAAAGCATCTATTAGAGCAATAGATCAGCAATTAAATGATATAAAAGTTTCTGTTACAGATATAGCACAAGAAGAGATTGATGCCCTCAAACAAAAGATGAATATTTATATTGATCAGGGTAAAGAATTAATAAAAGAAAAACAAGAAATAAAAGACAATCTACATTATTACAAAATTGCTTTATACTTACTAAAAGATTCCGGAATTAAAAGTAAAATTATTAAACATTATTTACCAATAATGAATAAAGTAATTAACAGATATCTATCAGAGATGAATTTTTTCGTTCAGTTTGAACTGGATGAAGAATTCAAAGAAACGATTAAAAGTAGAAATAGAGATATATTTTCATATGAAAATTTCAGTGAAGGAGAAAAAAGAAAAATCGATCTAGCTTTGTTGTTTGCTTGGAGAAAAATATCACAAGTAAAAAACTCTTTAAATTGTAATCTATTGATATTTGATGAAATTTTAGACGGAAGTCTTGATGATAATGCAACAAAACTTCTTTTGAGTATATTGGAAATGATAGATAATGATTCCAATATCTTTGTAATATCACACAAATCAAAGGATATTCTTCAAGATAAATTTGAAAATAATATCATGTTCAAGAAGAAGAAAAATTTTAGTAAAATTTCCCATGACTAAATACTTGCAATGTTGTTTGGCTTTGCTAAGATTGGGGTGCCATTTCCCCTATAGGAGATTTGATCGCTATGGCTAGACGAGCAACTTTGTCCAGAGGAAGAAACCCTTCTACTGTTATTTTGGGCGAAGAACCAACTTTTGATGGGTCTTTATCAGAAGAAGATTTGATTTGGGAAATCAACAAATCAATGAATTGGTATAGGAATAATTTTAATCATTCAAAATATAAGAATGCATTGAAAAAATATATGAAGTCTTCTGGTTTTTCAGAAGATGATATCACAAGAGCAATATCTGCACCAAAGAAAGAATTTGAATGGGAATATGCTGGAATATATTCTCATATTTCGAATACGTCTTCTATTGATTTGCCTACACCTACTCAAAATTCATTAGACAGTTCTATCAAAAGTTTGATCTCTAAAGGATCTGTAAAATCTACTAAGAGTGTCAATGTAAACGTACAAGAAAACATCAAGAATAAAGTTTCTGAAATAATTG